CCCGCCTATAGTACTATATGCACTCCGCCCAACCGTCCAGCCTCGAGTACCAAGACACCCCCAAATCCACCCCAGAACCACCCTCCAGGCTCCACTGCCACAGAACCCCCAAAACACCCAAAAACCCAAAAACCTAACTTCACTCATTCCAGTCACTTCCAAAACCGCCCAAAACCCATTCACAACTTGTTCACAGTCCCAAAACTGTTAATAAGTGTCGCTTTTTACGGGGTTGATACCCCCAAAACTGTTAATTTGGTGAATAACCCGCCAACCTTATTCACATTCGCCAAAAACACCCCATTTTGCCTCTCCTATGCCAACCTCCGCCGCCTACATCGTGACCCCGGCCACAGCACCAAAATCTCCCGCAAACCACGCCTACAAGTGCACCATTCCGGCTCTCTCCGCCGCCCAGTCCAAGGCCGAAAACCACTCGTTTCCCTAAGAAATAACGCAATACCAGCCCGGCCAGCACGGGGGCGCTGATGGGGTCAAATATCCATCCTGTGTGGTTGAGTTGGAGGCTGGTTGATGTGGAGATGAGGAGAGGAGTAGTAGTAGGTGCTGTTGTGCTAGAAGTAGTTGTGAGTGTGTAGAGCTAGTCTATTTGTGTTAGAGGGAGTGAGGAGATAGTTTGTAAGTTATTGGAATTGATGGAGATACTGGACAAAAAATGTTATGTTTAGTTGGGGTGATTTGGTGTAAGTAGTTGTGATTGGTGGGTTTAGGTGTTAGTGGTTGTGGGTTGGTGTGAGGATGTTATGTTTAATTGGGGTGTTGGTGTGGCGTGGTGGGGTGTTTTTGTTGATTTTGTTGGGGGTTTTGGGGTTGGAGTGGTGTCAGGTGGGGTGTAGTTGGGGTAAGTGTGTTTGGGTCGGCGGTGTTTGTAGAAGTAGGTAGGTTGGAGTTGGGTAGGGTTATGTGCTCGGGCGAGGAGTTTGGATGGGTATTGGCGGAGAGGAGCGAGTGGGTTAAAGGATTTGGTTTTGGGTTCTTTGCCGGCTTCCTGGACGGTTAGCTTGGTGTAGGGGTTGTAGGGGGATTTACGGGATTTTTCTGAGGGATAGATGGGTTTGAGGGTTTTGGTAGAGTACGGTTTGATGGGTTTTGGTTTTTGGGTTGGTGGGTCTTTGAGGGTTTTGAATTTTTCTGGGTATACGCGTTCGAGAGTGACGCGCTCGATGAAGTGCTTTGGGCCGGAGAGGAGTTCGAGGCCGACGACTTTATAGAGGGATAGGTTGGGGAGGGTGACGAAGGATTGTAGTCTTGGGGGTTTGCCGAGGCCGAAGCGTTTGTCTTGGAGGTAGAGGCGTTGTTCCCAGAAGGCGAGTTTTTGTCGGATGTAGGCTGGGTTGATGGATATTTTGTGGAGTTGTTTGCGTTCTTTGGCGGATACTTCGACGTTGCCGAGTTTCTTGGGGGGTATGAAGGAATTTGGGATTCGGGGCATTGTAGGGGCTATTCTGAGCGATTGCGGGGGTGTTTAGAGCGGTTCATGCCCTTGAGTTTCGTTTCCTTTCGTTTCAGTCTCGCATTCTGCGCACGGCGTAGCGACTGGTGCAGTAGCGTTCGCCGTCCGGGAACTCCACGAGGATGCTGTTCATGCCGCCGCGCACCACAACCCGGCACGGCTGGCCTTTCCGGTGCGGCAATCGCGTGCGCCAGAACCAAACATGGTCATAGCGCGGGTCAATTTTGGCTGTCATCGTTGGCGTTCCTTTGACTGGTTATTTTCTAGTTGGTTCACTCATTTGCTTTATCCTGTTTCTGTGCCGAGGTTAGTATTCTGTCCTCAAGGTCGCCTCGGGCTTCGGCGTTGAGCTTGCTCAGGATGTCCGCGCCGCCCACGCGCACCGCCAGCAGTTCAACCGTTTCCGGCTCCGGCGGGTCGTAGTAGGTGGCGTCGCATCCGGGATGCAGCAGGTAATCCACTTCCACATCCGTTATCAGGGTCGTTTTGATGGTGTCGGCTATCGCACTCATGGGTTCAGGCTTTCGGTTCGGTTTCAAGGTCAACAATGGGGTCCTTTTCCCAACTGGCAATTTCCACCGCCAGCTTGTCTTTGATGGCTCGGAACTTCTTGTCCGTCTCGCACTTGCTGGACACGCTGCGAATCGCGTGCATCACCGTGCCGTGGCACTTCTTCCCGAACCGGCGTGCAATCGCGGTGTAGCTGACCCCGGCATGATGCCGTGACAGATACATTGCCAGCATACGCGGCACGACGTAAAGCTCCTCCCGGCTCCGGCTCAGCATATCCGAGATGGTGATGCCATACTCGTTGGCGCACAACCATTGGATGCTGGTGATGCGGCTGATGTTGGGGGGCGGCATGTCACCATTCGCCAGCGGGAACAGTGAACTGCGGAGTTTCTCAACGGTCTTTTCCAAGGCGACCAACCTGCGTTCAATCTCTTGCTCGTTCATCGTTTTATCCGTTTCGTTGTCTCAATTCGTTTCCGGTTATGTGACCATTACTCACATAATCACCCCTATAAATGCCCTAACTCCGCAAAGTTGTCAACAATAATTTCATTTTTTTCTTCACCCCCAAAACCGTCGGCGGAGGAGAAGCCGCAGGAGGTGCTGGCGCAGAGGAATCCGTGGGCACCGGACAGGGCGTCAACCTGGTCATCGTGGCGGGCGACCGGGAAGGCTTCCACCTCGCGCAGGAAGGCGTCGTTCCACCCGCCGCGCACCATCTTGACGTTGCCCGCCTCGGATTGTGCGCTAACGGGTTTGGCGCGGGTTTCCTTGTTGCCCGAGGCAGTCTCGAAGCGGACGTTGTAGCCGTCCAACGCCCGGCTGGTGACCTGGGCCTCGTACACACCGGCACTGGCCGGGTCTTGGTGGAACGCGACGGTCGTGTTGCGTCCATCCTGGGCGGCGTAGGCAACCATTGCCTCTGTGACCTTGCCCGGGGTGCAAAACATGCGGGCGACGTGCTCGATGTAATAGACGCCTTGGGAATCGCGGGACATGAGCAGTCCGACGGTGGCGTCCGGGTCGGTTCCGGGTTTCTGTTCGGAAGCGGCCCTGTCCCAGAACCGGACGCGGGCGACGATGTTATCCGGCACCTTGTCCACGAGGCCGAACCATTCGCGGCGGAAGAAGTTGCCGCCGGTGGCGCGGATGTTCCAGTTGCCGCTCAGGAGCCGTTCCCGTTCCACGAGCGGGAGGGCCTTGAGATTGGCGATATAGGACGGGTCACGTTCGAGCAGGAGTTTGTTGTCCGTGACCTTGGCGGGGATGAACGTGACGCTTTTGGGGGCGGAGTCGTTGCCGAACTGCGCGATGAGTTCCTGCGCGGAGTTCGCCCATGTGAGAGCGTTGTCAATGCGGACAAAGTAGCGGAGCACGCCGGCGCGTTCGGGGATGGGCAGGCCGGTGACGGGGTCAAGCCACCACTCGATGAAGTAGCGGAGCCATGAATCCGAGTCCGGGTTAGTGGTGGCCCGGACGTAGGGTTTGATGCCGCAGGTGGAGCGGTTGCGGGACAGCAGGTAGAAGAATTGGCGTTCGGTGAACTGGGTGAGTTCATCGAAGCAGAGCAGGGCGATTTCGCTCCCCTGCCAGCCGTAGGCGTCGGCTTCGAGTTCGAGTCCGGCGAACTTGATGAGGGCGCCGGATTGGAACCGCCATTCAAGGGTTTGCTCGCGGGCCTCGGCGCGGAGGCGGGTATAAATCTCACGGCTGCTGTCCCATAACCCGCCGGGCTGGCGTATCATGGGGACGGTTCGGCGGAACACCACGCACCGGAACTTGGGGTTGGTGACGTGATAGAACGGTTCGAGCAACAGGGCGTAGGACTTGCCTCCGCCGGCGGCACCGCCAAAGATGGCGATGTCAGCTTTCGATTGGAGAAAGCTCGTCTGTGGCCCCGGTTGAGGCCGAATCTCCGTTGGTGTCCGTTTGGCTTTCAGCCCTCTCTGTAATCTCTCGTACTTCGTTTGCATGGGTTAATGAATCGGTTTTCTTGGGCAGGACAACGGCGACCATGTTGGCAAGTGGGTTGCCTTTGTTGGACACTTCGACACTCTGCTTGCCCGGGCCGAAGAATACCGGGTGACAGCGTTCGAGCATCCACGCCGCCGCCCGCCAATCCCGCGAAGAAGCGTCCCGAATGATACCGAGGCGTTTGGCGATGCCGTTGGCCTTGGCAATCTCAATGATTTCATCAAACTCAACGCTGGCCTTCCGCCACTGGTAGAACGATGCCTTGGTGATACCGGCCACGCGGCAGGCATGGTCTTGCGGGGTTCCATCCGCGATGCACTGGAGCAGGGTCTTGAGTTGGTGCGGTGAGAAGAAGGGCCGCTTGTATTTGTGGCTCCGGTCTTGCAGCTTGCGGCACAGGGCAAAGATGGGCAGCTTGACCTGGGTGAGTTCGATGCGCTTGCCGACGGCGGCCTTGGTGAGGGCATCTTTGGCGGTTTTAGCTGGTTCGCTCATTCGGGTTTGGTTAAGAATAATCGGGGTTGCGGTTTCGTCAACCATAAATTAAAAACGCCACAGCAGCCTTGTTACCCACCGGAGGCTCGGCGGATTTCTCCCCGCCGTTCAATGCTGTGGCGCAAAAAGGTGTCAGGACTTTGACGATTGAATCTCGCCGGTCAACTTCACCGCGTATTCAGGCGGCTCGAAGCAATAAGGGTCAGTGAAC